AAAGCAAAACAAACAGAAAAAGGAAAAAGAACCAGTTCACAGTAGTGGTGCTTTGGTCCTTGCTCTTGCTAAAGAAGTTGGAAAAATATCCAATCAATTGGTGACGAGTCAGGACAAAAGTCAATTACTGAATCGAATTCACAGTTACCCTGTTAGAATCAGGAATGAAGAGCGTGTTGGGCAGTTAAAAGCCACTAATAGTGCTACTCCACTTGTAGCTTTTACAGGTGGTGCCACGTGGAATTTCGCTGCTACCAATATAGTCTCATTTAATCCTGGTTTGGCTTGGATTGCCCAACTTTCTGCACAGGCAGGAGGTTATAATTTGTGGCGTCCATTGGGAGACTTGCGTTTTCGGTTTGAGCAGATTGATACTGAGTTTCTTGCGTCCTCTGGTACTCTGTCATCAGCGTTTAATCCTGATAGTACAGATGATTTTGTGATAGATGCACAATTACTGGAGTCTGAAAATTCTGTCCATCAACAGGTTTCAAAACCTGTTGATTTTGTTATTAAACTTAAAGATTTAGGTACTCAATGGCGGTTTATTCGTACTGGTTCTCTCTCCGCTCAGGGAGATGTTAAGCTGTACGATGCTGGGACAATCACGATTTTTAATTATGGTTGTCCTGCTTTGTTAAATAATATGCCGTTGTTTCGTGTTTATGTGAGTTATGATGTCGAGGTTAAGACATATTTTCCACAGTCTGGAGCATCTACTCCTTGCTGTATTCCGGCTTTGTTTCAGAATTCATTGGTGTTTAATACTCATGATTCCAACAATCAGCCTGATGCAGCAACGTTAAATTTGTTTCAGGGATCCTCTGGGATGACTTGGACCACAGGTCAATATTGGGGTGGCAATGCCGCGCGAGATGCGTGGATTGACATGTCCAACATGTTAACTGCCTCTGGTTCTTCTCCCGGAAATTTTATATTAGATCCTGGTATGTACTTGGTTTCCTGTAATATTCAGTTGACTCAATCAACTGGATTTATTGGGACCCAAGTGCTGTACTCTAATATAACTGGAGCTGATGGAACTTCACATACAAACACCCTACAGCAATTCCAAGAGAGTACTAATTATATGCCTGGTAATTCGGGTGCTATTAATGGTACCTGGCCAATATTGATTCCTTATGGTCAGAGTACGAGCGGCACTGGTAGTTTTTATCTATCACTTGCTGTTGCATCCGGTTCAGGTACTTGGCAGGTGAAGGCTTCTGCCATAAATTCTACTGGAACGTGGATATCTGTTATGCGATTGGGCTAAAAGTTAAATTTATTCCTGCAATTCTCAGCAGGCGTGCTAGCGCTCTAGCGACAAACTAAAATACGACATAGAAATGAGCAACGAACCAAAACGAACACAAACTGTTAATATGTATGAGTTGGCATTAAAGGAAGGTGAAGCGGTGGAGGTTGATGAAAATAAGGAGAACGATGTAACACAGCGGACTCCGAAACCACCACCTCAGGCTCCCCCCGTTGTTGCCGACGATGTAAAGAAGCATGTACAAACAATTAATGCGTTCACAATTGTTAAATCTGTGTCACTTGAGGATGGGAAGATGTTAAAGTTTTCTTATCCCTATACTGTAGTCGGTGTAACTCATATGGTCTGGGCCAGCCTAATGGAATTTTTCAAAGCTGAACCAGGTCGTCTTCGTTATGTGCAGGATAAAATCGACTCTACAATGTCAACTAACAACACAATTATTGCGGCATTGAATAGCATGAAGCTGAGACTTCCCGCTAAGGAGAAGGTTTTTGATTACAATGATACTATAAAGGCTTATGTTGCGGAACATTTGCCTATGGCTGAGCTGGACGACACTATTGGTGATGATATTCCCTGGGAACGGGCGGATATATTTGATATTGTTGCCTCAGCTGATGCTGGTATGCCATACATGGCCACTGATCGTGGTGCCAAGTGTGGCAAAGTATCAGTGTACAAAAACGCTCGGCAGAAGGCGAACTCTTATTATAAAATGTTGAGTTCGGAAGCTGCGTTCAATGTTAAAGATAAAAACTCTTTTTCTTCATACGTAAAAGAACATGAGTTGGACTTCTTATTTTTACTTAAAAGGAAGTTTGAACGTATGGAGAGGTCGAAGTTAGATAATAAAGTGCGTGTGTATTATGTTTTACCGTACGCTCTTAAGTTGTTGTTTAAGTGGGTGAGTTTCTATTGCCGTAAGGCAAGCGTGAACTTTATTGATAACCCTGCTTCTTCTAGTGCATACAAGTTTTGTTGGTCCAATGGTGGAGCTGAAAAGCTACTAAAATGGGTCAACTCTTGGGAAGAGGAGGCAAAGGTCACCGGTAAAGTAGTGTTTAGGGCTGTGTGTTTTGGAGATGACCAGTTTTGGGTCTTCACATATCCCTCAGGAGTGCGTGTTATTACGTGCCCTGACGTAAAAGCGCAAGACGACAATACACCTAGTGTCGTCGGTTCTTATTACGTTGCACGTCATGTGGTCGCGTTTAAAAAGAAACCCCCCCAAGGCTACATCAACGTGTGCCGCTATCTTGCTAAATCTGCTTTTCAGCAGATGGTGCTTGTAAATGGGTCACTCGTTGGTGTGAAGAGGTATGGTTTGGTGTCTGGTGTTCCACTAACTACGATGTTTGATATGGATGGTGCTGTGATAACGCAGTACTATGCTGACGCTTCAGTTCGTGGAATGAATATCGGTCATAATAAGTTGAAACCAAAGACTTTTGATGAGATCGATTTCAAGAAGACTCTGGATGTTATTGCGAAAACTGTCCAAGAGAAGGTTGGATATACTTTTAAACCAGAGACACTTGTGTACGAAGTACATAAGGGTCCTGTGTTGGAATTTAATCTTCCTTTTCTTGGATACATTGTTCAGTTGCATCCTGAGTACAAGAAGCCATTCCCTATACCAAAAGATCTGTCGGCGTGTTGGGCCAGCGCAGCTCTTCCTTCTGCTCCTGTTACTACAAAATACACTATGGATCTGATATTGGCTAGACTTTATGGTTTGTGCCTGTCAGGTTACTGGTGTAATTCGCAGTTTTATGATTTTGCAGTGGGCCTCTTTCAATATTGCCAAAAACAGGGAGCACGATTAAACCACATCGAAACAGGTAGTCTAACAATTCCACAAAAAGATTTAGATAATTTTATGAATCAACATCCAATGATTCCTTCTAAAGATGAGTTGTTAAGATTTTACTTGGGGTTGGATTCTCCCGAGGCAGAGACTGATAAGACAGAGCAAATTATTGCTCGTGGTATGGTAGCTGAGCTACCACCCATGGAGTCTCTTCCTATTCGACCCATCGCACCGGCAATGGTTGGTAATACTTTACCGAAGGTGTCCAAGGAGCAGAAGGCGATTGAGCGAAATCAGCGTTTGACCAAATCTGTTTCATCGCGTATGAAAAATATGCGTATGAGACCATCATCTCATCGTGCTGGAGAGTATTCTCCAGTTCCGAGTGATGATGAGGAGGAGGTGAAAAATTCTGAGATCATTTCAGTGCATTTTGATCCAGAGGATTCCTTTGATCAACTAGTTGCTGAAGAGGAAGCAAAACTAAAGAAGAAGAAACAACTCGATGAAGAAGATGGTGGTGTAAATTGGGTTGAAGATGAGGATGAAGATAGATTTAATGATCATCCTGAAGCCCATAAGGGTAAATCTTGGGGATTTGGTGATTAGTTACCTCTTTTTGTGCGATAAATAATATTTATAATATATATAATTC